AGCTACAGAAAAATGATGCCCAGGCTGTGCCAAATCGCTAGTAAACAACATTTTAAAATGGTCATTACTGCCATCAAAATCAATTGCAGGCTTGCCGTTCTCGGTAATCACCGCCGTGCCGTTATATATCTGCGGTTGGTTGCCTGCCGTGCTTTGCGTGGCGTTGTTGCTGTTGCCGCTCTGGTCGTACCAGGTCACCACGTAACCGTTGGCGCTACCGCAATGCGAAGCAATCGACGCGGTGTCAAGGTCGCCGTCACTGTCGAAACCAATATCTGTTTCGGCATCGTCGCTATCGCGTCGAATGCGCATGCAGCTACCGGTGTAGTCCTTGTCAAGTAGCCGCACACTGTAAGCCGCAGCTGCGCCGGTGTAGGTATCCAGCAGCTTGTCAGGCGTGGCGCTGATAAGCGTGCGGATCACGACAATACTGAAGTTGCCAGTGCTGCCGCTGACAAATGCATCTACGACAGCTTGTACAGTAGCCTTGGCCGTGTCGTCATACGGGCCCAGCGGGTAAACCTGAAACTGCGATAGCGACGTTGGGAAGCTGGTGCTAGAGATGTACAGCGTGCGGCGCACCGTGTTGTCAGGATCTGTATCGCTGTCCCAGTCTTGCACATAGCCACCGCCGAGCGCAGTGTTTACGCCTTGAAAGTATTCGACGACGTGGCCGGCTGTCTCCAGGGAGCTTTTGGTATTTGCCGCTTTGCTGTATTGCGCATTGCTAAAAAAGCTACTGTTGCCGCTGCTAATCTGCGACTCGGCAAGGTCAAAGGCGCGGGCTACGTCGTCAGCCGTTGGGCTTGTGGTCGCACCAAAGTTGCCAAGCAACGCCAAGAAATCGCTGGTGCCCACAACGCCGTCTTGGTTGATGTCGCCATACAAGCCGTTCGGGAAGTATGTGTCGGTAAGCAAAGCGTCGAAGCCATACTCGGACACAAGGCCCTGCAAGAAGCTAATGGTTGCTTTACCGCTGGCGTGCGTGACGCTCTCGGTAGGGAACTCTAAAGTGTCAGCCGTATTGCTGTTGGCCGCGCTGGTCTCTTGCACCGTAAGCGAGCCGCCGCCGCCGCTGGCTACGGTGGCTGTAGTGCCGACGATGCTTACAGTGCCATTGCTGAACACAAGCTTTGTCACTGGGCCGCTTGGGTCGCCATCAACTTCTTCGACTGTAATGGCGTTGCTGGGCACTACAGTGAAAGAGCCAGCTTGGCCGGTACGCTGCACGCGGATATTGTACGTGTGCTCAACGATATAGACGCCGTGCTCTTCGTCGTGGTCAATGTCGCTGCTTTCAAAGTCAATGCTTTGCACAGCTACCGTGTTGCCGACAGGCCCAATGTCACCGCCTTGGCGGTCGAGCGCGGCGCGAACAGCGATGCCCAAGTCCATAGCTTGAGCATAGTCGTCGCTGATCATGTAGATCTCGCAGCGCGCAGTGTCCAGGTTAGAGCTGCTTGTCTTGGTGCCGCTAGGCGTTGTGTCAATTACAGTGTAAGCAATAAACGGAGCGTCAGCGTCTTGCTGGGCTATCTCTGGATAAATGCGGTCAGCACAGATAGCGCCAACTGCGTCGCTGTCTTTGAGCAGATAGTAAATGGCTTTTCCAGTTTCCATGCTTATGTTTGTTGCGGTATGAGATAAAAGGGCGTGGTCATTCTCCGGATTGGCTGCGCTTTTTTTTGTCAGAGCCGCTTAACCCATTTGTGGTATATGCGCCGGTAGCCGACAAGCTGGATGCGTCGCATACGTGGCTCGATCTGCTTTAGCGTAGGCGTAATCTTGTTGTAGAACTTGGAGCCTACGCTACGATTCATGCCACCAGTGTGGCCGCCTTCAACGATGCCAGCAAAAAAGCCGTCGTAGCGCACGCTACCGCGCCGCCCGCGAGGGCCGACTTGCACATTGATTTTGCTGTACTTACTGTTCCAGGTTCTAATGCTGCGGCGCAGAGTGCCTGCCGGTATCGTGCGGATAATCTCTGCATTGCCGTCGCGCTGGATGCCTTTGCGCCGACGCTTGTACATGACAAACTCGGTGCCTTTGCTGGGTAGCTTTTTTTTGATGACGCGAGCAGCGACGCGGCCAATGCGATGGTTCTCCGCACGCAGCTCTTTGTACATGTCTTTGGGAAAGTCGCCTAGTTTAGCCAAGCGCTTCTCAAACTCCTTAAAGCCTTCAATGCGTGTGCTGGAGTCGTCAACAGCAAAAGCCCGGCGCCCTCTGCCGCCAGCTAAATATTCGCGCAGCCTAACGCCCATCGGTTCCCTGCTCTTTGCAGAATATGCGCAAGCCGTCGTGACGGCCAATCTCCTCGAAGCCTAGAATATCGTAGTCGCGCGACTCAAAGACGATAGTGTCCGCCTGGCTGATGCTTAAGCCGCCGACTACATCGGTAGGGTTGGGATGCCTAACGATGAAGACGACGTCGCGCTGCGGATAGATCTGGTACGACTTGACGCTTTCGCCAGCGCTACCAGGATACAGCACTTCAGCCCAGAGCGTGGTGTCAGTTGTTGCGCTGACAGTGGGCTGGCCATAGTCGTCCTGCGTCAGCGTCTCCTGACGTACAGTAATTGGGCGGTCGCGGCGTCCTGCGTTTTTCATGGCTGGTGCAGCATGCGGTAGCCGTTAAGCAAGGCGTCGGTGCCAAGCTTCACGCGTGTGGTGATCGTGCCAGTAACCTCATCTGTGCGCATGTCGTACAAGTGACCGCAGATAAGCTTGATGGCTGAAATGATGGGAGCCGGAATGTCTGCCGGCGCATAGCCTACAGTAAAGGCAATGGCGATAGGCGTTAGGCTGTACTCCTCTACGCTAGGCGTATCGTGAAAGTATATCTGCGCTGGCTCCCGCTGGATGTCGTAGTGCACAAGCGTAGAGCTCAATGTCTGCGTTGTGTCTGTTGTATCCTGATAGCTTACCGCACCCACTGCAGTTACTGGCCCCACTGGAAACGTGGCTCCACGCCATGAGCGAAGGTATCCGGTAGCAGAATACGAGCCCAAAAGCACATTGCAGTAGTTTTCCACGTAGGCAATGGCTGCCAGCCGCGCAGCTTCGATGAGGCCATCCTCAAGTGCGTGAGTTACACGCAGATGGCGCTTGAGCTCATCTGTTGAAAGAATCTGCTCGGCAAGCGACGTACTGCTTACGTCAGTTTGCAGAGCTCCGAGTGTCACTTGCATAGGCTAAAAATAAGAAAGCCCAGCGCGATGGCCGGGCTTTCTCGTTATTCGTTATGCTCCTATCAGGTAGCAGTAGCTTCGTGCAGTGCCAGCGCTCCAGCTTGACGAACGTCGAAGTCATAGAAGCGATTGACATGGACGTTGATTTGACCCGTGCCAGCGCTGCTGTAAGGATCAATCAGCAAATCCAATCCGCCAAAGAAGGCCATGATGCAGCCCTGGGCCCAGTTGCCCAAGATTGCAACCTCCTTGCTTGCTTCCTTAACGTGCGGAGAGGCGAAGTAACGATACTCGCCCAGCAGCGTCGTGATGCTTGCAACAGCAGGCGCCTGGCGCAGGAACTTGTGTGCGTCGTCGGTGCTTGCGATCAAAGCAAGGTTGCTCATGTCGGCACCGTTGTCAGCGATAGCAGCTTCCAGAGCGAAGATGGCGTCGGCAGCGTTAGCAGCAGTCAGCTCCGTAGTGCTGGTAGCAGTAAGCGCAGCGTTCACAACACCAAAGCTGGTGGTGTCGATATGCTCGTTGACGCCTGCGATGAGGTCACGAGCAATGACAGCGTCGACGTCAGGGCCACCCTGCACAAGCAAAAGCTTGGAGTACGTCGTCTTGTTAGAGACGCGCTGCGGGCTCAACGTAAGCGTGTCCATCTCCATGCCGCTGGTAGCGTTAGCATCAACCTCGCCTTCCGTAGCAGCTCCAGCCTTAACGCTTACGCGCGGAAACTGAAGGTTACCAGTAGCACCGTTGATCACGGTAGTGCCAACCTGCTGGATGAGAGCAGGAGCGCGCAGAGCGTCAATGGCGTTGCCGACGTTGGTAGCCACAAAGCCGGAACCGTCGCCGCCGCCAGTTGCTTGGAAGTCGTCAACAGCACCAGCACGCAGCGCGATGCCAGGGATGCCAATGTTACCGTTAGAGCTGACGCCAGCAAGGGCAGCCTCGCGGCTGTACTCCTGCGCCCACTCCAGCTCGGCGCCGGTAAGCGAACGGCCTTCGACAACGCTCAACATGGCGCGCTGCAGGCTGAAGCTCTTGTTCACCTTGTTGACCTCGCGCACCTCGGACTGGCTGCCGACGTTGCTCACGCGAGCAAGGCGTGCGGTAGCTTCAGCTTCTTGGCGCTTAAGCTCAATTTTCTTGTCGAGCTTCGCGAGCTCATCAACCATATTGCGAGCAACGGTCATATCGTTGTCGCTGATCTCTTCGACGCTTTCTTCAAGCTTGGCCACAAAATCAGTGTGCTCTTGCGACTTCTGCTTGCGCAAAGCCTGGAGATCTTCAAGCGTGTATTTACGCATTGTCTCTTTCTTTTCTTCTTGCTTACGAGCCACAACCGTAGTGGCCTGATACGCAGGGTAAGTTACGGGAGAAACGTCAAA